GTTCACTTTCAGTTAACTCATTATCAGTTGATTTATCAAGTACATCTTTTACATCAACTTCATTATCGGATGCTACTTCTTCAATAGTAGTATCATCTTGAGCAATAAGAACCTCCGGTTCTTTATTATCAGAACCGGAGGTTTTCTTACTATTTTTTCGTGGTCTAGCCATTATTATCAGTCCTTATTATTGTTTTATTGTGGCTTAAACGGTTTCTGCTAGAACAACATGATCGTCATTAACTAAACCGAAACCAGTGATTGCGTACCAAGCGAACTTGATCTTACGACCGAAATCTTCAATACCATTCTGACGAAGTTCAGTATTTAATGCCCACGCTTGTGCGTAGGAATTATCGCCAACAAAGGCAGCGCGATAAACATCAGCATTAGCAGCACCAGCAGTAGCGGCATCATCTAATGCAGCACTATAGCCATACTTATTAGTAATAACTGTTCCGGCACCATTAGACATAAAGTCTGTTTCAATAAAGACAACGCCATCCCACATACCAACAGCGCCGGTAAATGGTAAGCCGGTTTGATGGAAGTTATTAGCTGCCATTAGTTCTGGATCTGTTTTAAGATAACGGGTTTGATGTGAATGTAAGAAACAAACATAGAATTCTTGACCATTATCACCCATGAAAGGCATTGCATCAGCGCCAACAAGCTGCTCACGAGCTTCATGTACTAGATCGGCATTGAAGTAATCAACACTACCTTGTAGTAATGCGCGACTTGCGCGGCCATTAGCAAAAATAGTATTAGTAGCACCTTCAATAGTATTACGGAAAGCGGTAGTAATAGTAACGGAATAATCACGAGCTAACAGAGTTGTGGCTTCTTCAACCATATCAATCCAGGAACGATCTTTAAGCTTATTGGTAATACCAACACCGCCGCCCCATTCACCAACCTGAATAGAATACTGGTCGGCTTCCATATTAGTAACTTCAACAGAATCTTGCTCGGCAAGTGGTCCACCAACACTAATATCAGCAAACCTAGTGAATACAATAGTATCACCAGGGTTTTTTAATAGTTCGGTTTTAAAAGTTGCAAAGTCCTGAAAGGGCATTCTTGGTAAAGCAAGATGCTCAATCTGTGCGCTATAGTGATCTCTTTGTGCCTCTGGAATTGCAACTAAGTCTTTAGCTGTACTCCAACCAGCAAATACGTCTGCCATTAGTTCTCCTTATGTTCTTATTTAGGTCTAGTTTTGTTGAGATAAGCTTCTCGATCTTTTTTATCCATTTTTCGTAAAGCTTCTCTATCTATAGGTTTATAGTCACCGTCTTGAATTGATGGCATAGTTGATGGCGCTAATGGGTTTAAAGAGTTTTGTAAGGTTTCTTTAGTGACCTTCTCTTTTTCCGCCGAAAGTTTTGAAAGAAGATTATTATTATAATTATCTTGCATTCCTTTAACTTTTATAGCAGAATTAGTTAGCTCCTCAACTGTTTCACCAGATAATAGCGATTGGAAGACATCAGTAACACCGGTTTCTCTAATCAATCTCTCTTTAGCGGCGCGTAATTCAAACTCTTTAATACGATTTGTTGCTTCTTCTCTTACACTTTGTAACTCTTGTTCATATCGAGTTGTAGTTTCCTGATGTAATGCCTGTTGTTTATCATTATTATTTTTTAATAGTTCAAGTTCTGAAAGTAGTTGCTTTTGATTATCTGTATAATCTTCTCTTTTTTCCGCCGAACTTTGTGCTTCCATTTTCTCGGTAAGTTCCTGGTATCTCTTTTCATAATCAGAACGTTGTGTATCAGCTTCTTGTAGCTTTGCTTCTAACTTTTCTGCCCGATCCTGCGCTTTTTCAATTCTACCTAAATGAGAGTTCTTCTCGTCTTGGCGAATCTTATCAAGCTTTGCATTTGTACGCTTTTCTACTTCTGCTTGAATTGTTGCTTCAAGAGCTACTTGATCCACTTCGTTTGTCGGGTCTTGATTTTTTTCTTCTGACATTGATTACTTTCCTTCTTAGCTATTTGAATCTTTGACGGGTTTTTGGTTACTCTTATCGCCTTCACCATCTTGCTCAATAGTATTAGCCTTTTCAGATGGTGAACCTGCAATAGCTTCATCGGCGCGTAATGCTGGCTTACTGAAACTCTCTAATTTACCCCGACGACCTGGGACACCTGTGACGCTCCCACCGGGAACTTTTCCTGCTGATCTTGCCATTAGTTTATCTCCTTACTAGTTATATTTCACTTGACCCGCTATCATCATTATGTTATAATGGGTATGTACAGAAACTTTACATAGTTATTTATGATTGTCAAATTTTTTTATCAAATTACATATATTATATAAATGACGGTTCAAGATAACACGCACAATTAGGGTGAGGTCTAGCGGGTAATTCACTAACATAATATAATCCTCTAGCACCATTTCCTGTATTATTTGCATAAACCTCACATATTTCATTTCCGCCATACCATTTATGAAAGGGTGATAATCGCCAAAATGCCATCTCTATATCATTATCTTTAAATGTTCGTTCTAAGTATTGTTTATCTATTCTATTTAATTCTGAATATATTAATACTGATGTAAATACTAATAGTGATTTATCTAATGATGTTAGTTCATTATTTATAAGTCTTCTTTCTTCTCCCGGCGAATTATCTAGTTGTGTTTCCAATAAGGATATTCTATTATCTAATCGTTCCTCTAATGTTTTCCCGTAAAATTCCTCAGTACTAAAATTATTCTTAATATCTTTATTAAATACTATTTCAGGATAAACTGATTCATAAGCATAACGAGTTTTCTCTAATAATTCTGGTACAAGGGAATTTATATATAATATAATAGTTAATTTATAATTGTTTAATATTTCAACTTTATCGTCTGGATTATTAGCTATATCTATGGGTAAGAATGTTAACTTTTCGCGGGAGCGATAAGAAGAACTAAGTTTATATAATAATATATTCTCTATTCCATCTCGTAATATTCTATTACCTAAATTCTGTATATAAGGATCAGCGTTCTCTACATCAAGATATATCATGCCTTCTTACTTGCTGCTAATGATGCTTTTTCACTTTGTACATCTGGATTAGGTCTTTTAGGATTAGGATTTCCTTTATTACCTGGATTTCCTTTATTTTTTCCCGCCAAATTTAACTTATTAGAATCAATAGCAAATTGACTTTCCATTTGCATCTCCATTAATTCTTTCTTTTCCGCCATTGCTTCATCTAATAATTCTTGTGCTTTTGTCTCGCCATGACCTAATTCCATTAGAGCACTTTTACGAGACATAATACCAAGTTCAATTTTCTTCTCAATTCGTTCTAATTGTAATGATTCATCGCGTGGGAATGGTTCTGGAAATACAATTTCCGTCTTATATCTAGTATTAGAGTTTCCTAAAGCATCCATTTCCTTTTTAAATTCATTATCAAACTTTTCAGTAATTACTAAAATTAATCTATTAAGTTTCTTAAAACCAACTCCATATTGGCCTTCTTTAACAAGGCGCTTATCCATCATTGGTAAATATTCCATAGTTAAAGCGGCAGCACTTTGTTTTTCACTGCCATTAACTCCATGACCGAATGCGGAATCCGGTGTATCGGTTAACTCAAATATATATTTTTGTAATCTATCTAAATAAGATAAATTAGCGCCTAAATCGCCTTTAATTTCAAGGTTATATACTTTTGATCCTTCAGGAGTAGAAATGGTTCTATTTGGACCTATTTCGATATTACCAATTTTAGCGCCTTCAAATACTGTTAATGGTGCTCCATGATAATTAATAATTTCAGATATATCTGTATTTTTATTATTTAGTTCTTTTTGTAAAACCGTAATATTCTTTAAATCAGATTCACCATAATATTCTCCGGGAATAGGATAATTAGCAATATGAATTACAGGAATTTCACCTAATTCATTTGTGAATGATTTAACTTCTATAAGTGTATTATTTATATAATATTCTACTTTTTCGTTTGTCCAAACTTCTTTATGAATTTCTACAGCAGGATCTTGATTTGCCGAAGGCATATGTGTATATTTTGGGAATATGATAGTTAGTTTATCCATTTTCTTTCGGTCCACTCCTTTTGGGCCGCCGAATTCTGGAAAACAAAATTCCGATGGAATAACATCTAATCTAACAAAAGGATCTTCAAATGGATCATTAGCTTCCCAGGAAGCTCTAATAAAAACATCACCAGTTACAAACCCT